CACGATCTTCGGCACCGATGTCGCGATGACGCACCTGGCCGGGATCGGCCTGGAGTTCGGCGACAACGTGGCGGAGCAGGTGTTCCGCACCGGGCGCATTGGGCAGTACAAGGGCCATCGGTTCGTCGAGGTCGAGAACTTCGAGAACTTCCTCGGGAACTTCGTCCTGCCCGACGACGAACTCTGGATCGTCGGTCGCAACGCGGGTCGGCTCACCTACTACGGCCCGCAGGCGAAGGTGCAGCAGTTGCGGCTGCCGAGCTTCTTCGGACGGTGGGAGACAGCGAGAGACGCCGGAATGCTATTGTATGGAGCAGACCGAGGCCGAGTGGGTCGGATAGTATTGGTGTGACATATAGGAGTGTCTGCTAGGCTCCCTGGATGGAGAAGCGCAGGTGCCCCGAGTGTCGCAAGCCGTTCGTCCCTAGTTCTCACCGCCAGAAGTACTGCTCGCGTGAGTGCCGCACGTTCTTCCTGAACGCGAAGCATCGCAAGGCGACTGGCCCGATCAAGCGCCGAGGTCCGCGCAAGAACTATGAGCGGAGCACAATCTGCGTCCAGTGTGGGAAGGGGCTGAGGAGGGGGCAGCGTCGGTTCTGTTCTCTTGCGTGTTCTGAGGGGTGGTGGGCGGAGAAGAAGAACAAGGGCAAGGCTGCGACCTACCATGTCCTCAGTGACATTGACACGGAGACGATGACCGGCACCTGCTCACAATGCGGACCGGGCGCCACTGTGGTCAGAGCCTCAAAGTTGCGCGAGAACCAGCGGTTCAGATGCCGCGTCGCCGTGCGAAAGGACAGTCTGACACCCGTCAGGAAGCGCCATCAATGGAAGCGCCGTGGCATTGACCTTACGTGGGAGGAGCATCAGGCGATGCTGGAGGCTCAACAGGGCCGATGTGCAATCTGCGAACGACCGATGGATCAACCGCATGTCGATCACTGTCATGACACCGGAAAAGTGCGTGGCCTCTTGTGCTCCTCGTGCAACAACGGCCTCGGGAGATTCGCCGATGACCCAGCGAGATTGCGCGCAGCGGCGACGTATCTCGAACGAGCGTCGTAGATTAGGAGAGACGGCGCATCGTTCTCGCGGAGGAAGCCGTGAGAGTCCGCGTCATCCGAGGGCGGCTTTAGAGTCGCCCTCATACCAAGCAACCGGCAATCACGAGCAACAGGAGGATCAGGATGGAAGCGGCGACAATCCCGAGCAGTCTTGTCAAGAGCGGGTTCACCAACAAGTCCGGTGGGCACATCGGCTTCATCGTCATCGAGAACGGCCAGGAGAAGGCCATGTCCGCGCGGCCCGACGAGGAAATCTTCCTCAACGCCGAGGAGCAGATTCTCACGGCCAACGCGCCGAAGCAGGCGAAGAACAACCCGTTCGAGAACGGCTCCCTCGTGCTCACGACCCCCGCGAAGCAGCTTGCCAACCGGCGCCCGATCGGCGATCCGTCGATGCTCGCCGAGGGTGTCGAGCAGCCGGAGTCAGACCCGGAGGCGCTGAAGGCGGCGGAGGAGCGTAAGCGCGCTGAGGCGGACCGCTTGGAGGCCGAGAAGGCTCGCCAGGCCGAAGCCGTCAAGCAGGCGGAGACGGGCGTTCAGCCGCGCAGGAGCCGTCCTCCGGCCAAGTCCGAGGGTGAAGGGGCGACGGAAGTCGCGGCTCCCGAGGAGACGGGCACGAAGCCGCAGGCAGCCGGAGACGCCGAGGGCGAGCGCGCCGCGGCCGAGGAGGTCGGCACCCCGGAGGCCGAGGAGTGATCGACCCGCGACTCGAAACCACCGACGCCCGCCAATGGGCGGAGGCATTCGCTGAGACGCGTGTCCAGCGCCGCGCCGAGGATGACGTGGACATCGCCGACGACGAGGACACGATGATGGGCTGGTTCGCGAATGCGATCGAGTGCGGGCGCAGCGCGGCGGCAGTCGCCCCGGACTCGGCCAGCGAAGCCGTCAAGGGCAGCCTCGGCGAGTTCGAGGAGGTCGAGGAGCCGGTCCCGACGCGGCCTGATCCGGGGGAAACGTCTCGGAACGGATAGGCCATGCCGCCCGTCACCGACCTGAGAGATACGCGCGTCCTCATCCCGAGGACGCGGCGGGCGTTGGAGGGCCTGTCGGTCGGCGGCAGCGGCTTCTCTGACGACACCTACGGCGACGAGACGATGAACGCGGCGGTGGCCGATGCGATCGCCAGCCTTCTGCTCTACACCGGCAGCTTCTTCGGCAAGGAACTGGAGGTCGTCGAGCGCGACGCGGAGTACATGGCGCCGGTCGCCTGGCGCACGTCCGAGGAACTGACCGAGCCGGAGGCATCGCTGGTCGCAATCCAGGCGGCGCTCGATCACGTCTACATGACCCTGGTCGGCACGAAGCAGTCCGAGACGATCCGCAACGAGGGTCAGGAGTGGAGCTACACGATCTCTGCGCAGGTGCTCTCGGAGCGGCTGAAGGGGCTGCGTGCGGACCGCGACCGGGCGCTGGCCGCGATCGAGGCGGCGGGCGCGTCGATGGAGGCGTGGTACAGCTTCATCGAGGTCCGCGACGCGCGCGTTTCCGCCTTGGTCGAGCCGTACGTGAGCGGCGGCGTCTCATCAGGGCAGCAACTCGATCCACGAGGGTTCGGTTGATGTCGGGCGACCGCACCAAAGCGATCGAGGACGCTATCGAAGCACGCGAGTCGCACGTGGCGTGGCTCGAATGGTGGCGGCATCTGGAGGAGGGCTGTATGGAGCCGGACTGCTTGGAGATCGCGGCAAACCAGCGTCGGGAATACGCGAAATCCGAGCAGTGGGGCGTCCCATACGAGGAGCGTTGGGTCGCGGCCTACGACAACATCTTGGCCTGCCTCGGTGTGAGCGCACCCGAGATCGCCATGCTTAGCGGGCGGAACGGGGCTGCGGAGGAACTCCGTGCCGCCGTCGCCTGACCTCGCCGGGTTCCGCGACGCCGCCGTTCGGATGCGGGCGGAGATGGGGTCGGATGTCCCCTTCTTCACTCGGACCGATGGCACATACCCGCCTGGAACCGCGATCGATCCAGAGACGGGCAAGCCGTTCGATCCCGCTGCCCCCGAGAGCGGCTCCGCCTGGGGGTCGGCGTCCCTGCGCGTCGGCGTGTACACCCGAGCGCTCGCCGCGTCACGTGAGGACGACGCGGTGGCGAACGCGGTCGGCTGGTTCGAGGAGGGCCACATCGTCCTTGACGCCGACCCCGACGAGTACGCTGAGGTCGAAGACGCAACGGAAGTTGAGTGGAATGGCGAGCGGTACGAGATCAGCGACGATGACGGCTCCGAGATCGACAACGTGGAGCACCGCAAGCTGATCTTCGCGAGGAAGAAGTGAGACTGACGTGGCTATAACGAGGGAAGACTACGTTGAGCAGAGCGTGCAGACGTACGCGCGACGCCAGTTGTTCGATGTCAAGGGCTACCCGGAGGAGCAGATCGAGTTCCTCGACAGCTTCGACGACAACATGTTCGACGGGCAGGACGCGCTCAACAAGAACTTCGTCGCCAGCGGTTTCGACTTCGACGATGATGGCCGACAGGCCGAGCTAGGGAGCGATCTGATCCGTCGCCAGTACACGTTCGAGTTCTTCGTGATCGGCCTCTCCTCGGTGTGGGGGAAGAACATCGCGCAGGCGATCAAGTTCGCGGTTGAGCATGACGGGCTTATCCCGCTGCTCGACATCGCGGATGCCGCCAGCGCACCGGACTGGCCGACGATCGACCAACTCGTTCTCGTTGGCGTCAGCGCCAACCGCGTCATCGTGCAAGACCCGGCGCCGTGGCAACGACACATCTGGGTCACGCGGGTCCGGGTTGAGGACGAATACCATGCTCGTCTCTCGTAGATGCCGTTCCTCGTAGACAGCGGCCGGGGGATCGCGACAGGTGGACTCGGCCACCAGTTCGAGCAGGCGCCTGATGGCAACCAGTACTTCACGGTCCTCGGCCCGTCGATCAACCTGGTCCGCGCGGTGCGGTCGATGCTCGAAGCGCAGCGCATCTATCTGACCTACCCCGGCGGGCGTGGCCGGGATCAGGCTGCCGCGATCGCCGTCATCGTGGCAGAACTTGAAACGGCAGTTCATGCTTCTGGCGTGGCGACGGCGGATTTCGCGGAGGAGCGGGCGAAGTCGCTGCTGGAGCGGCGGATCATCCGTCCGACGACGCCGAAGCCCGATCACCTGCGGGATGCAATCGTGGCGCGTGCGATCCGCGGGGCTGGCGTCGGAGGCTCATGGGGCGCCGTGGGCATCGGCGACATCTCCCTGCTCGACCAGTTCCCGTACTGGAAGGCGCAGGAGTTCGGCTCGCCCCACCTTGTCGGCACCCAGCTAAGGGGGTTCTTCTACGAGCCTGGCGGGCCGCATGTTCCCGATCCGTCTCAGACCCGCCATCACGCGATCTTCAGGCCGAGCAGAGGGCCGAAGATGACGGTCAAGAACCCGATCCAGGGCAAGGCGTTTCTCACGGAATCGACTCTCGATGCGCTCGCGTTTCGCTATCGGACGTGGCGAACGGTCGAGAAGGCGGCTGTCGCTCAGGTCCGCGCCGTCCGCGTGGCGACCGCTGGCGATCTGGCCGGGACTCGCTACTCACGGACCGTGGGCGGCTTCGCGCGGCTGGCGCGGTTCCGTCCGGGCAGCGCGGCGAGCCTGCCTGGCGCCTTCAGGTTGCGGTAGTCGTCCGAAGGTCTGACGGGCGTCGTATATTAGGCAGAGCACAGGCAACTGGCGATCACGGGCGCATGACAGTCGATAGACAAGGCTGGGTACACCAGCGGAAGGGCCGCTACATGGCGCAACTGCTGGAGTTGTTCGAGAAGTCGATCGAGCCGCACGTACCCGAACAGGCAGCACAGAAGTTCAAGTCCGAGGTCCGTCGCAAGGTCAATGCGCTCGCGGTAGATGCCTGCGACGTAATGAACATGGACTCGAACACCGTCATCAACGCAGCCGCGCAGGACGTGCGCGATCGTCTGTTTGCGGACGGTGCCGCCCAGAGCAGACCACGGAGGTCGCGTTGATCGACGCCGCGACCGAGAGCCGCTTTCTCGACCGCATCCACTACACCACGCCCTCGGGCTGCTGGCTCTGGACCGGCACCCCGAGCAAGGACGGTTACGGCTTGATCTCCGTTCCTGGCCGTGGCATGGTGGGCGCCCACATCGTCGCGTGGGAGGTCTTCGAGGGCGATCGGGACGGGCTATTCGTCTGCCACACCTGCGACGTACGGACGTGCGTCAACCCGCATCATCTTTTCCTCGGCACGCCTGCCGATAACGCGGCGGACATGCAGCGCAAGCGGCGTGGGACGAACTCCCTCACGGTGGACGAGGAGGCGGAGATCGTCCGGCTCTATGCAGGCGGCGGTGTCTCCATGCAGGAACTTGGCGAGCGATTCGGCATCAGCAAGTCGCTCGTCTGCAAGATCGTTGGCGGTGTCGGTACAGGCGCGAAGCGTCTGCCCGTCACCCAACGGGCAGAAGTCCAGGCGCTCGCACGCGCTGGTGAGTTGCCGCAGAGCGCCATCGGTGCTCGCTTCGGCATCACTCAGTCCGCCGTGAGCCGAATCGCGAACGCGGAGGTATAGATCGTGTCGGTCCATGCGGGTTCGATTCTTCACGTCGGCGGTCAGAACGTCATCGACCGCATTCAGTCGGCGGGCCTGGGAGACGTGCGCCTGCCGATGGAGACGATCCGCGAGGTCGGCAACCGCGAGGTCGTGGACAAGGTTCCCGGCGAGCCGGATTTCACCTTCACGATGGAGAGCCTCGATGTCTCGACCTCGGTCGAGGCATTTCTCACGGGCGCCACGGGTGGCTCGGCATCGGCGTCGGCGCCCGGTGCCTCCGATCCCGCCGGGACGGCGTACGACTGGCTCGACATGGTGGGCCGTTGCGTCAACGTCCCCTCACCCTGGAAAGACCCGACCACCGGCTCCGCTGGCACTGTCGAGGCGGGGCATCTGGTCCCCGGCTACTACCCGACGCGTATCCGCTACCGCTTCGGTGTCACCGACAACGCGACCCAGGAGGTCGAGCTTGCCGGTGGATCGTTCTTCTACGGTGAGCACGCGCCGGTCGAGGAGTACTTCACGGGTGATGGCGCCGAGGACGAGTTCACCACGTCCGATCCCGCCGTCAACTACCGCAGGGGCGGCTCTGGCGGCTCCGACTTCCGTTCCGTGTTCGGCGTGATCGTGGATGGCACCCTCATGGTCGAGGACGTGGACTACACGGTGTCGGGCGGTGCCGTTGCCCCCGGCTCGGCGGCGACGGTCACCTTCAACGAGGCACCGGAGAGCGGAGCGGACATCCGCCTGGCCTACTTCACGAGCGCTGCGCGCGCGTACCCGCAGTCGGTGCATGCCTCGGTCAACGTCACGCCGGGCGCCGTCCGTGGCCGGAACATCCACGTCTATATCGACGACACCAAGATCGGGTCGATCCAGAGCGCCGAACTGGAGGGCACCGTCGATGGCGAGGCCGAGCGGGAGCTTGGCACCGAGGAGACGACCGGGCGCGTCGTCAACGGAACCGATGCGCGTGGCTCGCTCACGGTTCGCAGCCGTGACCGCGACCGTTTCTTCGATCTGCTCGAAACCATCACCGGGGTCGCTCGCGACGAAATCTACGGGTGGTTCAACGAGAACACCATCGATCTCCAGATCAGGATCGAGAACCCGAAGTCGCCCGGCACGATCCTGAAGACGCTGTGGGTGGACGACGCCAAGTTCCAGCCGCCCGGCACCCCGGCGCGGGTGAACGCGGCCACCGACTTCGTGTTCAACTTCGAGTCGAATGATGGCTCGTTCAAGGCGGTCAAGGGCGTCCCCGCCTAACCGCGCGTAGTGACATAGCCCGGTGATGTGCCGGGCGAACGATGGACTCGGCGCCCCGGTGGGGCAGGCATGTAACAGGCCCAGGCAACCAGTACGGCGAAGCGGCTTCCGGGCCGCTTCTTTCACGAGCAAAAGGTAACTAGCAGGAGGACACAGTGGAAGCATCCGAGACAGCACCACCCGAGACGACCGAGGAACCGGCGGAGGAGCCGGAGCGCAAGCCGGAGCAGTCACCGGCAGAGAGCCGGAACCCGCAGGAGTTGTTTCGCTTCAGCGAGTGGGTTCACGTTGGACCCGGCGCCGAGGCATGCGATGACGCCGAGACAGGTGAGTGCACGAACACCATGCACTTCCACGCGTGGTGCCGCCTCCCCAACCAGTTCCAGCACCAGTCGATCCGTGACAAGGCCCTGGCCGCGAAGGCACGGCGCATCCGCCAGTACCGCGACGCGGACAGCGACGCGAGCGCGGTGATCGACGGCCAGTTCGAGGAGATCGAGTACAGCATGGACGCGGACGCGGCGCGCAACTCGTACATCGAGGAGATCGTCTTCAAGGACTATATGAAGGACTACTTCGAGGTCGTGCAGGAGATGCAGTCCGAGGAGGCCGAGGACGACGACCCGCCGAAGTGGGCGTCGATCGAGGAGGACCGCGAGCGGCTTCGGGTGCTCGACGACATGGACCCCGAGGATCGGCCCGACGAGGAGTACTCCGAACTGAAGTCTCATGTTGCGGCCTTCAACGAGGAGGTCGAGCGCCGGGTCAAGGAGGATCGGCAGGGCGCGGTGCGCCAGAGCCTTCAGGATCGTCCGCTCGACGAACTGCGCCAGATGGTCCGCGAGCAGCGCATCCAGAAGGAGGCGCAGGCCGTGTACATGCAGACCTACACGGTCTGGGAGCAGTACATCGGGACGATGAAGACGCAGGTGCCGAAGCAGGTGGACGCGCCGCAACAGCGGATGTTCAGGTCGGTCGATCACCTGAAGTCGGCGGCACCCGAGGTCATCCAGGTTCTCGATCAGGTGTTCACCAACCTCGACGGTGAGTTCGGCAAAACGATGACCGTAGGGGCGTTGGGAAAAGGCTGATCGTTGCGAGCGATGAGTGGCTCTCGACGGTTCGCATTGCCCGCGACTTCGGCGGGATTGAGACGCTGCTGCCTGACGGCATCGACGACATCCGTGACTGTCCGTACCACCTGTTCGACGCGATCCAGATGGGGTTGCAGTTCCTCTCGTGGGAGGAGCATCTCGAAGACGGGGAGCAGCCGCCGCGTTCGATCTGGTTCAACGAGGAGGAGCTATCCGCCCACTTCGAGCGGGTCAAGGCCGACCGCAAGGCGAAGTATGGCGGCAAGGATGACGGCCCCGGCCCGATCGAAGACCCGGTGGAGAACCAGGCGGCGAAGGGGCTGATCGTTGGGGGCTGACTTCACAGGTGGCGGGTTCGAGCAACTCGCGAGAGAAGCGGAGAAGCTGAAGGCGGACGCCGCGAGGCTGCGCTCGGTCACCCAGCAGGCGACGCAGCAGACCGCGACCGATGAGCAAGCGCGTAGACGGCTTGCCGACCGCGCCCGTTCAGCGACCTCGCGGACGATCGCACAGGCGGAGACGATCATCCAGCGCGGCGGCGCGGCGGCGCGGGTAACCGGCCAGGCCGCTGAGGCGAATATCGCCGGGCAGGCCCGGCAGATGGACCGGCTGGCCGTTAGCGCCGAACGGGCGTTGCGGCCTATGGAGGGGCTGCGTCGCTACGGCCCGTTTGCCTGGGGTCGCGCTGGCGCCGCTCCGGGTGGCCCGACGAATCTCGCGGCGATGCAGGAGCAGTACGCGCAGATGGCGCGTACGCGAGCCATCGGGGCAGGCGCCGCGCCGTACGCGGCGACCCAGGGCGCGGCACTCGCGGCGCTGAGTCGGTCGCAGTACGGCGCTGGCGCAGTAGCTCCTCCCGGCGGAGGCGGAATCCCGCCGCCCCAGCAGATGACCGCCTACTCGGCGGGGATGACGCGCGCGGCGACGGCGCACTCGGTCCTGAACGCCCAGATGGAGCGCCACGGTGCTCTGTCGTCGGAGTTCATCCAGCAGCTTGCCCGAGGCAACGTTGGCCTGCGCGAACTCGGCTCGCAGTTGGTGGTGACCGCAGGGAAGTTCGGCGGTTGGCTCGCGGCGGGCGGAGCCATCTTCGCCCTGCTCGGGACGCTAGGGGCTGTCGGTGGCGGCGCGATCGACGCCGCGACCGGCGTGAACCAGTTGCGCCGCGTCATCGCGGGGGTGGACACCGACAAGGCTCAACAGGGCTTCCGCGATCTTGCCAACGAGTTCAACCTGCCGATCGAACAGGTCGCCGCCGCACAGTACGAGATGGGCAAGGTCTTCAACGACCAGGCCCAGAGCCTTGAAGCCGCGCGGATCGTTCTCGCGGGGGTCAAGGTCGGCGAACTCGATGTCGCCACGTCCGCGCGCTACCTGACTTCGATCACCCAGGGCTTCAACCTCGAAGCCGATCAGATGTCCGATGTCTTCGGGCAGATCAACACCGCGCAGAACGAGTTTGGTCTGAACATTCAGGACACAACCTCGGGGATGGCGAAGGCGGCGGGTACGGCCTCCACCCTCGGTGGGTCCACCGAGGCCGTGCTGGCGTTCTTCACTGCGGCGAGGCGCGGCTCCGGTCAGTCGGGTGAGGTCATCGGTACGGCCGTGCAGCGCATGTCGAACTTCCTCAACCAGAACAAGGAAGACCTGAAGCAATACGGCATCGATGTCGAGAACATGGAACTCGACGAGATTCTTGAAAAGGCGTTCGAGGTTGCGCCCAGCCTGGATCGTCAGGAACTCATCAAGCTCTCGCAGTCGCTCGGTGGCTCCTTCTACGGGCCGCGCGTGTTCCTGCCCGCGCTGCGTCAGGGCGAAATCCGCGAGCAGGCACTCGGGCGTTACGAAGGGGCGGGCGAGGCCGACTGGCAGAAGGAACTCGAAACCACACTGGAGAACGCCAGTGAAATCCTCGTCAGGATCGGCACTCAGTTGGGGATTCTGGGGTCGAACCTGGCCTCCTCCGGCTTCCTCGACCTTCTGCTCCTCGGCATCCAGGCCCTCGGGGACATGCTCCAAGCGGTCAACTTCATCTTGGAGGTCTTCAACCTCCTGCCAGAACCGCTGCGGCATGCACTCACAATCGCCGCGCAGTTGTACGCCGTGTTCCGTCTCATGCGTCGGTTCAACATGGGGTCCACCCTTCCGGGCGCCGCTGGTCGTGCCTTCCAGAACCCGCGCAATCCGATCAACGACGAGCGCGAAGCCATTGCAGTGCGCCGGACAGAACTCTCCGAGCAACTGATCGGTGCGTCGAATGCGGTAACACGCGCGGAGATCGCGAAGACGATCGAGACGGAGCGCGTTCTCGCCGAGGCGAAGAAGCAAGCGGGAAGTGCAGGCGAGGCGGCGCGGGTCACGCGCGACTCGATCTCCAGTCACGAGGACATTGTTTCCGCAGACCAGCGGATCAGGGATGCTCGGCTTCAGGAGGCCGTCATCGCCCGCGAGCGCGAGCGGACGGTGAGCCGGGATGCCGAGCTTCGGGCGACGCCGACGCGGGCGAGGGCACCGTGGCGGACGCCGCCGACCGGAAGGCCACGCGATGTGCTCGCTTACATCGACGCGGCCCAGGCGCAGTCGCAGTTCCGGACCAACCTCCAGCAGTACGGCCCTGCGCTCGGAACGATGCGGACGGCCGCAGCGGGTGTTCGTACGGCAGCGACCCGTGTAGCGGCCGGGTTCCGACAACTGTCGTTCCGGGGTGCGGTCGCGCGGATGCGTGGCGCCGGTTCACGGATGATGCAGTCGGCGCGTGGAATGGTCGGGATGCTCGGACCGCTGGACGCGGTGCTGATCGGCGTCGGTGCGCTGGCGGGTGCGATAGCGCAGTCACGCGGGCAACAGGTGGAGTTGACCCGTGCCCTGGAGACAATCCAGAGTGCAACGTCAGCCGAGGACATCGACAGTGCATACCAGGGCGTCGTCGATCAGATCGCGAACGAGAACCTCCTCGACGACATCGCGGGCATCGTGGACGGTAACCGCGAGACACAGCAAGAGATCATCGAGGAGGTCGATCGCCAGCGAGCGAAGATCGCAACGTTCCGTGTCGCGGTCGAGCGAACGGGCCAGGGGCGTGCTCTTTCAGAGGAGGAACGCGGGACGCTAGCGGAGGGGACGTTCCCCGAGGTTTATCAGGACATGGCGACCGACATCAGGCGCCGCATCGACAAGAAGCTCCTGTCTTACCGCGAGGGCGAACGGATGATGGATGCCCTGGTCGAGTCCGCCTGGGAGTCTCCATTCGTCGATGACCCGCGCGCTCTGGCAGACGAGCTTCGCGGCTCTCTCGGTGAAGGTGCTCAGCGCACAGCCGAGCAGATAAAGCAGCGGGCGGAGCTTCGTGCGGCGGAGGGGCCGCTATACGACCCGGTGGGGGAGGCGAGACGCGCTGCGGACACGGCTCGGCAGGTGCTCCGTGCGCTCGAACGCGAGAAGGGCGAGCAGGAGGCGATTGGCGATGCCGAGGTAGAGGTCGCACAGGCGGAGCGCGCGGTCGTCGAGGCCCAGAACGAGCGGGCGAAGGCGCTGCTTCAGGCCCGTGGGCAGCTTGCGATCAGCGAGATCAACCCCGAGAACGCGGTTGCCAGAAGCCGCCAGGAGATCGAGAACGCTCGCAAGGAGCTTTCCCTCCTGCGACGCCAGGGGCGCCCGCGCGAGGAAATCCTCGGCGCTCTCGCGGCGCTCAACGAGGCAGAGTTCGCACGGGACCAGGCGATCCGCGATCGGGCGCTGGAGGTCATCGACATCGCCGCCAGGATGCGCGAGGCGGACGCACCGCTTTACGCGCCGCTGCTCTCGGAGCAGACGGCCCTTTGGGCAGCCCGCAGGAAGCTGGAGACACTGCGGCGTCGGGGTGGATCGCGCAGCCAGGTCAGGGACGCGATCGCAACTGTCGCGGAGTCCGAACGGGCGTTGGCACTTGCGGCGAATGACCGCGCGCGGAGCCTGGTCGAAGCGAGCGGCGAGATCGCGCTCGCGCGGATCGACCCGGAGAGGACGGTGGCGGTTGCGCAGCAGACGCTCAGAAACGCGCGCAACGTGCACAGCCTTGTCGTCGCCCAGGGCCGCGATCAGGAGGAAGTGATGCGGGCCTACGTGTCCGTGCTCCAGGCCGAATCACAGCTTCGGCAGGCGATCGAGGAGCGGGCCGAGGGGATTCACACGGCGCAGTTGGACATCCTCCGCGCCCGCGCCGAGGCATCCGGCAACGAGGTTCGGATCGCCGCTCTCGCGGCGCGCGACGCCCTCTACGCCCTGCGTCACGCCGACACGCGGCAGGAGACGCTGGAGGCGCGTGCGTCGCTCATCCGCGCCCGGACATCACGGCGCGAGGCAATCTTCAGTCGCGAGGTCGAGGACATCGAGTTCCAGGCCGACATTGGCAAGCTCACCCTCCAGCAGCAGATCAGCGCCTACGAACGCCTCCTGAACACGCTCACGCTAACTCGCGACATGCGTCGGGACTTGCGGCGCCGGATATATGGTCTGCGCGAGGAACTCGAAGGCGAGGACGGCTTCGATCTCGCGGTCGGGAACATCAAGCTCCCGACGATCTACGAGATCAGGAGGGCGATGCAAGGTGGACTGAATCAGCAGTCCAACGTCCAGGTCAACAACTCGGCGGTCATCAATGTCAACGGTGCTGGCAACCCGGCCAGCGTCGCACAGAGGGTGAGCGATGCGCTGGGTCAAAGCGGCAGGGCCGCGCTCCGATCGGCAGGGCTGACCTAATGCGCAACGTCTTCATCGATCCCGCTGGCAGCCGTCCCGACTATCCGTGGGCGATCAACCACTCTGACGAGGAGGAGTTCGGGAAGAAGCGCAACATCGAGCAGGGGGCGACGACCGCGAACAACGGGTTCGTGAAGCAGCAGTCCGACGATTCGCCGCTCATCATTCGGGTCAACGGAAGCATCCTGACGCAAGCTCAGTTCGAGGAGATGAAGGCGTGGTGGAAGCTCTGCGAGTCGCAGACGATCTACTTCCGCGACTTTGCTGGTGACGAGTACGAGGTCATCATCAGCGAGTTCCTGCCAACGCGGCACAAGACGATCCGTAACCCGCGTGACTTCGCGAACGCGCCGTACTGGTTCTGGCGCTACAAGATGTCGATGGAAGTCATCCGCATCCGGGCGGGCACCTGGGAGGGCGTGACGCCGTAGTGGCGCACGATGCGGCGACAGTCAAGACCATCCGCCAGCGGTGGAAGTCAGGTGAGCACGTGGGCGTCGCCAAGCCGACGATGCGGGGATATGTGCGGTCGGTCGTTCTCGGACGCGAGTTGCATCGCGTCCCGCAAGACGACATCTACGCACATATCCCCAACTGGCAGGGCGGCAACAAAATCTGGCAGGGGCGTTGGTATCCGAAGTCGGATTGGGTTGCGCTCCCGAACGTGCTCAGCGTCGAGGGCGATCAGGATTTCAACCAGAACGGCGTCGGGAACTGCGTGATCGAGATCGATAACGTGGCGATGATCGAGCAGAGCGGCGTCGCGGGTGTCTACCACCTGATCGAGCGCGGCTACTACTCACCGTTCCGTGGCACCGACCCGAGGGGCGGACTGCCTCCAATCGCAGCACAGAACGAGTGGTATGACGTGCTCTCCGACAAGAGCACCCAGATCATCATCGTTGCCGGTTACGGTGACGCGGCGATCCCGATCTTCGAGGGCCTGGTCAACGACATCGACATGACCAGTCGGCCCGACCGGATCACGTTGACATGCCGCGATGGCGGGCAGGTGGTCACCGATCAGCGCGTGTTCCTGAACGCGAAGGTGCGCTACGTCAAAGACCCGATCACGTTCGCCGATCGGCGGGATGCCGATGAGACGGAGCGCAAGGGCTACGGGGCCGAGGCGAAGAACCGAGTGCCCTGGCATCCGCCGCGGTTTGTTCTCGACGATAAGGATTCGACATCGTGGGTGTCGGGGGATTACAACGTACGCAGCCCGAATGAGTTGCCCTGGCTCCAGATCGCGCTTCCACATGGGCGGTATGAGTCATTTCGGTTCAAGCCGCGTTTCCCCGATCTCACTGGATACGTCGCGATCAAGGCGAAGGACAAGAACGCGCCCGGTAAGCACGGCGCACGTAAGCACTTCTACAACACGAAGTACAAGGACGGGGAATGGATCGATGAAGGATTGGGGACTGTTCCTGGCACAAACATCCCCTACGTCAAGAAGATCGACGACATCAAGGGCAAGGGGACACAATACGGACTCCCCGACTACGGGTATGACCTCGGGGACGACTCGAAGATTCGCATCTACTTCGACAACCTGGATCGTGGTAGGGCGTACCGTTCGCCAGGGCGTGCCTTCCATGCGGGGGCAGTCGAGTTCAAGGGGATTCGACGGCGGCTGACGGCAGAGGCGAGGAAGAACAAGTGGATACTCGTCGATGATCTTGCTGATGTGGTCCGGACGGTGTTCCAGTGGTCGGGGATCAATGAATGGGATGTTGAGACGACCGGAGTGCGTCTTCGCGAGAAGTCCACGTGGAACCGGGGCAACTTCCTGATCGACATCATCAACGCTGCGAGCGATCAAGTTGGCTACGCGTTCCACATGCGCCCGCGCGAGAACTTCGATGAAGGAACGCTGACCTCCCCCGAGGAGGAGATGTCGATGGGTATCGCGGTGTGGCGTCAGACGAACGCGATGCGGTCAGGCGGCGGGGTACGCGATGCCGTCGAGATGGTGCACGAGGAACAGACGCTCCAGGGGATCAACGCCAAGATCACCGATGAGCCGCTCGCCTACAACATCCGGGTTCGAGGCAGGGCGATCAAGAGGAAGAAGGGTGGGCGCGTCCTCGGCGGCGATGACACCCTGCGCTGGATGTACGTCTATCGCCCGCCCTGGTCCCGTGGCGAATGGCGGGGTCACGAATCTAACGACTATCGGAACGCAAACATCAAGAAGTACGTGGTGCACCACGACAACTCCCTGAAGACGCTCGCACAGTGCAAGGTGGCGGCGCTGTTCATCGCCTTTCGGGAGGCGATGGAATCGGCGCAGGTGCAGTTCGAGGCACCGTGTATGCCCACCATGTACCTCGATCAGCACTGCGGTCTGTTCGACACCGGCACCGGCCTGTCCACTCGCGTTTACATCGCGTCGCGGCAGTACAGCTATCGGTCCGGCGAGAACGGCCACTTCAAGATGGCGCTGGCCGGGTCGCTGCTCGACACGCAGGACATAGTGATAGTTCGAGACGAGTTGACCCAACTTCTGAAGGACAACGGCTACGACCCAGGCATCAGCCGTGGGCAGCTTCGGCGGTGGGGTCGCCCGTTCTGGAGGAACAACTGATGCCGGAGGTTCAGGTCGGAGCCATCGCCAAGTCCGTTCGCGGGCTGACGCTCGACGTGATTCAGCGCACCGACCGGGCCAAGCGCCAACGGGAGTTGGAGGGTCTGCGCGAGACGGAGGAGCAGATCAAGATCGATGTGCGAGGCCGGGCAGAGGAGTTTCCGGAGTGGAGCGAAGTGCACGTGAACTTCGAGACGCTGTTCATCGACGCGAGCGGCCAGCGCGATACGGAGTTCGATCGCCCTCATTTCACCTACGGCGCCTACATCGAGCGCGGGGGGCCGGTCGGACTTTTGGCCTGCATCACACGCTGGGACGTTACGCCGCGCGATGAGGTCACCGGCTGCATTCTGGCCGTGGGCGCCGTTTCGACCGATCAGGCCCGTAGATTCCGGGGCGAGCTTCACGCTCGGTTCCAGGGCTACGGGGCGCCGCGTGATGCCTACGGCGGCTTGACCGAGCAACTCGATCTGGGGTAGACACCGTGAGAAAGACACTATTTGCTGGCCTTACCGTCCTCGAAGCCGATGAGTCGGTGACAGAGGATGGCGCCGCGTTCATCGGGCGCGACCGCGACGCGATCGACTACTTCCTCGAACTCGGGGCGAAGACGCATCGGCATGACGCTCGACCGGGGCTGTTGGACCCGGAGCAGGCGATGGGCGGTAGCGCCCTGCCCTCTGGTGGGTCGATCCCCGCCGACCAGGCATATGCCCTCGGCTACACGCTGGAGGACGATTCCAACGGAGAGACGCTTCTTTCACCGATCACCCTCGTTGCCACTCCGCAGCCGCTTGACTCGCCGCTGGCCGCGGCATCCGGCAGCGTGGACTACGACAACGGCGGCGAACTGGTGGTGGACACGTACTACTACGCGTTCTCGTTCATCGACGGCGAGGGTGGCGAGACGCCGGTCGGACCCGCAACTCCAGTTGAGCGGGAGCCGGGATTCGCGAACGCACGAATCACGCTGGGCGGGATGGGCGTCCTCGCAGACTCGGCGGGCGCGGTCGGCTGGCGCTTGTATCGAGCCGTAGGCGGCGGTGACTTTGGCTATCTGGCGTCCGGCATAGCGGCAGAGAACACCTACCACGATCAGGGGTCGGCGAACGTCAACTGCGACATCACGCCGCTGCCCGATGACGTGAACACCACGAACGGCGACAACACCCTGGAGATCGCCCTGCCGTCTGCCGACAACCTCGTGGCGTCAGCGGCGTTCATCAACGTCTACGTCTCGGATGGTGGCGACTTCGTGGGCGATGTTCTCCTCGACCAGTTCCCGCTGTCGAGCGCAGGACAGCGTGCTCTGTACCGAGAGCTAGTCTTGCTGGAAAGCCAGCCGCCTGACGTGAACACGTCTGTCGGCGGCGCATCGCTGATCGATCCGGACCGGGAGCTTTTGGACTGGCACTGGAAGCGGCCGGTGGCGGGGTCAGGCGCTCTCGGCTCCGGTGCGCTCGGCGATGTGCGGCTCATCGAGAGTAGTGGTGACCTCTATGCCGTGCTGATCTCACCCTCTGCGGCGGTTCCCGAGCAATGGACTCGGATCGCGTCGGCTGGTGGTGGCGGAGGCGGAGGCGGCATGGGCGCGTCCGCCCTCCTCGATGTAACCGACGAGGACGGGCCGAACGTCACCGATGTCGGGAACCTCATCTTCGCTGCCTCCGGCTCCGCGACGGTCGGAGTCACGGACCTGGGCGGAGGTTCAGCGCAGGTGATGATCTTTGCGTCTGCTGCGCCGGGTCCACCTGGGGCCGAAGGGCCGGTTGGTCCGGCGGGTGTAGCGGGGCACGCCTCCGCAGCAATGCGCGCGACCGGCAGCGCTCAGAACATTCCTGCCACTGAGGAAGTCTCAGTGTCATGGATCGGAACGCGATACGACTCAGGTCGTGTGGCGGTGCTCAGTTCTGATGAGCCGGGACGTATCTACATCAAGCAGGATGGCCTGTACGCCCTTCAGGGCCATATCCGTTTCGGCTCCGCATCGCCAACGGGGGGGGGAGAACGATCAACGCGGTTCCGTAAAAACGGAATCGGTGGTGGTATAGCTGGAATGACCAACCTCGCTTCTGCGGGGGGGCCGATTACGCAGACGATCTCTGCGATCGAGCCACTGGCATCCGGCGATTACATCGACCTGCGTGCGGGGGTCGGTTCACCCGTAACGCTCCTGGTCAACGCCACGCAGTTCCCCGATCTGGTGATCGCGCGAATGGGCGAAGGCGGTTCACACACCCGGCGATGGGCCTCAGCGACGGTGCCTGCGCTGGCATCGGGAGCCTCGGCAAACATGGAGTTTGGCACGGCTGCGGGTAGGCGCATACTCGAAGTGCGGACCAACCGCCAGGGTCGTGTTCGGGCCTATGCGACACCGGGCGATCGCAGTGCGGACGTAGCCCGCGCGATCGGCGTCGATCCGACCGGCGATCACGGCGTTCTGCTCGATCTCCGCACCGAGGCGGACCTGTCCTGGCGTCTCTCACCGACCGTGGACGCGCACAACATGGAGGAGCCGGTGGCAAACGCGCTCAGTCTGAACATTCAGAATCTCGATGGAACCGGCGATTTCGTTGTCGGATTCCTTCATATCCCGACCGAGATCGTCTGATGCCTGCCGCTCACTACTACGACTCCTCGATCATTGACCAGATCGACACCGACGCCAAGTTCCGCGCCTGGGTTCTGGCGTGCATTACCGCACTCACTGATGTCGGCCTTGTGCAGACGGCGGACACCGGGCAGATCGATCCGGCAACCGTGTCGGCGCCTCCGTCGAGCGGGTCGAAGCAGGGCTACGCGATCTTCCGCTTCAACGATGCCCTTCAGGCGACCCTTCCGATCTTTATCCGGCTCGACTTTGGGACCGTGTTCAAGAGCGGCACTGACACGCGTCCGACGCTATGGGTTACGGTCGGGACGAGTACGAATGGCTCGGGGACGCTTGGCGGACAGACCGCGCCTGAGTTCAGGAGCGGGCATAACGCCGCCACTGCGAACGGCGAAGTGGTGGGCCTTCGGGCGGCGGCGACCGAGGATGGAGCCGGGGTCATCCTCTACCACGGGCCGAATGCGGCGTCGGCCAACAAGACCTTCTGCGTCATGGTCGAGCGTTGGCGTGACAAGGACGGTACACAGAACGCCGATGGCTACACGCGCTATGCAGATGGGGCGAGCGACGGGGATCGCTACGATGCGGTCCCCGCGTCGGGGGCCGGGCTGAACTCCACTGCCATACGGCCGGGTGGCGCCGTTAGCAGCCAGGACGGCGCGTGGTGGGGGACAGGCGCCTCGATTCACATGTATCCCTGGTGGCATTGGGACACTGACCAAGACGCAGCGACCGGACTTGTCGAGGCCGTCCTCGGCCTCCAGACCGGGGGCGCAGCGATCGGCGCTGTTCTGGATGTCGCCTGGCGTGGTGAAACAAAAACGTACATTGTGTGTCGGCAGGCTCCGGGGTACTCACCGGGAGGGCCTGGGGGGCTTCACGCGATTCCGTACGACGACAACACCGGGGCAGCGGCCGCGAAGCTCCCCGGAGAGATGGCGGATGCCGTATCTGGCGGGGGCGGGGGCGGAGGTACTCCTCCGCCAACCGTAGGGCAACTATGGCCGAGGGGCAACCCGTCCTAAGCCGTGAACTTCAGCTTTAGCGGCGAGACGGAGCGAGAGCGGCGCCTGTTCCTCACAGTCGTCCGCAACTTGCTCAACCTCAATCTCGGCGAACTTGAAACGACAGTTGAGGTTTCCTTTGTCGCTGACCCGACGCCGGAAGCGCATAACGAGTTCGCCTACACGGAGGGAACCAGCATCGCGATTCGGACCGATGCCCCTGACTTTGCGGGCCTCGATCCCACCGGCCAGCAGTGGGGAATGCCGTTCTTCAACGAGGTAGTGGCGCATGAGCTATGTCACGCACTGCTCGCCTTGATGGACGGCCTCGATCAGGAGAAGATCGCTGCCCTGTTCGGGGCGACACCCGCGGATTGGGGTGATGGTGCTCGCTGGGAAGACCGCCCGTTGGAAGGCATCTGCGAAACGTTCAAGGACGCGTTCCTGCCCAGGGACCAGCGGCGTTACTCGAATCGGACTAACCAGCGTATTCCGATCCGCGAGTACGGCCGGTTCCGGAGGCTCTTTCGCCGTGCACGGTACAGGGCCGAGACGGGGGCAGGGAGTGATCTGTTTCTGCTCGGCGGGTGGACCGATGAGTTTGTGGTAGCGGGCTTCGAGGACGAGTTGGGGTTGCGGCGCCCTTCGGCGCTGCAATGGGAGGTTAGCCCGCCCCAGACACAGAACTACCAGGCACAGGGCGAAACCGATTCGTTAGCTCCCGACCTCATTGGCCCGCCACCCGTCCCGGTCGTTCCCGGCGAGGAGTACGAATATTCGTTCTCGATTCCGGCCGACTGGACGCCGGGTGAAGCATGGATCGGTGGGTGGTTTCAGTGGTTCTTTTACAAGTATTACTATGGCGAGGGTGGCGCATTCTTGGATGACGACTATTTCACGGAGTACGAAGTGCGCTTCCGCGACTTTCCGGACCCCTGGGCCGAGTACACGTTCTCCGGAACCTTAGGGGAGTTGCACAGCGTTTCGCCTGGGCCTGGTTCGACCGATTTGCCAGCAGTCACACTGACCGAGCGGTTCACCGTTCCGGAGGGGGCGGCGCTGATGGGGTTTGCGGGCGTGTTGAACGGATACAACATCGGAGCTAGCCAGGTAGGAGCCGGGCTTACCCCGGCGGAGATGATAACGGAGGTACACGCGCACCTGCCGAGCCTGCGCGCAATCGGCCTGACCGAGATGACCCCGCTGGAACCACGCGCCGAGGTCGCGCCAGGAGGACGGGTATCGGGCAGGCGCAGGCTCGGGGCTACGGTGCGGGGGAGCCGAATCCGCACCTGAACGACGAAGGGCGGTCACGCTGGACCGCCCTTCCCTCGGAGTAGCTGTTTGCTACTCCTCGGCGCCGTCTCCCTCGCCGTTTCCCTCGTCCGGTGCTCCCTCGGGCGCGCTCTCCGGGGCGGGACTTCCCTCGGGCGGGGATGCCGGTGCCTCGGTGCCCTCGGGGGCGCTCTCCGGCTCGCCCTGCGGCGTGTCCGGTGTCTCGGATGACTCCATGTTGACCTCCTCTGGTCTGGTCGGATTCGACGCTGCGACTCTACACCGTCTCGCAGGGCGTCGCTGGCGGAGTTCTCCGCAAATCGCGGGAAGCCGATCTGAAACCGTCCGGATCGTTTCGTAGTGTCGGCTTCCCAGACAGGAGATCGACAGGAGGACGTGATGGAAGCAGGCACCACGCGTCGCGAGGGACAGGAAGGCTCGCGATGGGTCAATCAGCGCCCGACCGGCGAGGAGGTCGCGACGTGGTTTCGGGAGAACGTGGCCCTTCACCACGAGGACTTGCAGCACGACGACTACATTTCGGGCCTCACGCTGATTCAGCAGGAAGCGGAGGAGAAGGAGGTCGTCGGGTGGCAGGACTCGGGGGCGCCTCTCATCGAGAAGCGCAAGAACCTGTACTACGTCCCGTACGCGAAGGTCGAGACGCGCGTCAAGTACTTCTGGGACTTGGTGCGGCTGCACGAGGACTGGCTCGGTGTCATCGAGGCAGTGCCGCCTGTCGAGCCGATCAAGAGCCTTCCCCCCGGCTTCGGGAAGCTCGCGATCGCAACCGGCGACAGCAGGGCGGTCGTCTTCGTGACCTACTCCGCCCGTGCCCTGATCTACGAGCGCGACACCGTGGAGATGAAGCCGATCGTCAACCGCCAGACGGGCGAGACGCGGTTCGAGCGCCACGGCCGACTCGTCATGGCCGGTGCCCCCGGCACGAAGATGGTGGCGACGCTCGGGCGCTATGGGCCTGACAACTTCAGTCTGATGAAGGCCGAAACGGGGGCCGTAGGCCGTGCTCTGGGTCTGCTTGGAATGCTCGTGGTGCCGGGGTCCGGCGTCGCCACTGCCGAGGACATGCAGGAGGCAATCGCAGCCGAGGGAGGGCCGACGCAGACGGCTCCTCAGCAGGCGGCTGAGGGGGGCGAGCAGGCCGCTCTCACGGACGACGACGATGCGCTTAGGCGACGTGTCACCGCTTTGATCGGTGACCTCCAGAAGCTCGACGAGAAGCGAGTCGCGGGCTTCCGCACCTGGGTTCGCGACGACCGAAAGATCGCCAGCCTCGCGGACGCGACCTCTCCGCAACTGCGCGGCCTCGTGAGCAAGCTGGAGAAGGAGATCGCCGAGGCGAACGACGCGGAGCAGGCCGCGGAGGGCTAATGTCTCGCCCTCTCAACCCGAAGGTCTGCGTCGATTGCGGGGACAAGTTCTTGCCGAACTCAGGTCGCCAGATGCGGTGCGTCGCCTGCAAGGAGAGGCCACGCAAGAGGACGGTGGTGACCGAGCCACTGTCTCCGCGCAAGAAGGCCGCGCGTGAAGTCCCGGCGGGGGTCGCGGCGCGTCTCGGTGCTCGCGTCGCCGAAATCAACGAGGAGAGCTACCGGCGCTTCCGAGAGGAGCGCGATGGCTGAGCACTTCACGCTGAAGATCGGCGGCACGCCGAAGTCGCTGAACCGAGTCGCGAAGGCGAAGCATTGGGCCGTGTTCCAGCGCGAGAAGAAGACCTGGGAGGGCAACATCTTCATCGCGTTGCTGGAGGCCAAGGTGCCGAAGCCGCTCGCGAGCGTCTACGCCGAGGCATCGCTCCAGTTCAAGACCGCTCGGCGACGAGACGAGGGCAACTACCGCTCGGTGCTGGAGAAGGCGCTTGGTGACGCGTTGCAGCTTCAGTGGCTCGATGACGACACGCCCGACCAGTTCCGATTCGGCCCTCTGCACTTCGATGACGCGCCTGGGAACGAGACGCTCATCTTCCTGAAGGTGGAGCGTGCCTAAACGAGACGACCCGCTCGGGCAGAGCGGGTCGTCTCTGGTAGCAAGCGCGGAGATCGATCGCGCTGTAACTACAAACTACCGTAGAGAGATGACGGAATCAAGCGTGAACCACTTGGAGGCGACATGAGGCTGCCGAACAACGCGGTTGGGATCAGCGACATCCTCCAGTTCCGTGACTGTCGTCGCAAGTTCATCTTCCAGATGCGGCGCCATCTCGAAGGCGGCGATCCCCCCGAGGACGTGCATCCCGACACGATGTACGGCAAAGCCGTCCATGATGGGATCACGTGGATCGAGGAGGACATGCTGACCGACGAGGAGGCAGTCGATCGCTGCTTCGAGGTCTACGGGCACTGGCTGGAGCCGGAGGACGCGGACCGTCTGCTGGCCGACTTCGAGACGTATCGCAACCGCGACGAGAGTGGCGTCGTGACCGTCGCCAACGAGACGGAGATCAGGGTGCCGCTGCTGAAGTGGTGCTACGGCTGCTCGCGCGAGCCGGAGGAGGACGAGCGCGACACCTGCATCGGCTGCGGCGGGAAGGTCGAGACGATCTATTTCCGCGCCCGCATCGACCGGCTCTACCAGAACGTGCAGAACCCGGCGATCTTCGTGCACCGCGATTACAAGTCGTCGAAGTGGCGCAAGAGCGAGGAGGAGGTTCACGGCGACAAGCAGATGTGGTCGTATAACTGCGCGATTCACCGCTACTGGACCGAGTGCGCGGACCTGACGCAGTGGTACGACCAGCTTCGCTACGGCGACATCCCGACCCGCAAGACGGCCGAGCAGCGGCAGCAGATGTGGGAGTGGCTAAAGCGCCAGGTGCGGGCGATTCTTGCCGAGACGGACGCCAGCCCGACGCACAACGAGTGGTGCCCGTGGTGCCCGATCATGGAGTCGTGCTCGGAGGTCAAGCGGCTGTCCGAGTGGGCGATCGCGCGGATTGAAGAACTCTCCCCAAACAGCGGGAAGCTGGAACCAGAGTTGCTCGTAGGCAAGGACTTCGAGGAGTACGTTGCTGATCTGCCCATTATCGAGCGCGCGCGGAAGATGGCCGAGCGCTACGAGGACTCGGTGAGGGGCGAGTTGAAGAAGCTCCCCGACACGCGACTCGATGAACTCGAATACCGAAAGTCAGAACGATCGTCGAACTACTGGACGCCAGAGGCCCTCCGGGCGACGCTCGATCTCGTCGGCGAGGAGAAGTTCCTCCTGATGGTGGGGCTGACGAAGACGCGCGTCGAGAAGCTGCTCGACGGAGAGGAGAAGCAGGCCGTCCTCGACATGGCGACGAAGGCGGCAGGAGCGATGACCGTGACGAAGAAGAAGGGGTCGGGATGAAGGTCTTGAAGCTGACGAAGGACGAGTACTCGAAGTTGAGCAACAGGCTCCGCACCGAGGCGGACAAGATCATCGTGGACGGGAAGGTGGTGAAGGGCGGCAGACGCAGGCAGAGCTAAGGCGCCCCGGTCACCTGTTGACTGGTAGCAGGGGGCGCCTTAGCGGCGATCGGACTCTCCGTGTTTCCCAGACGCCGGACGCGTCAGACACGTAGGGCCGCGAACACGCAGACACTACCACGTGTTCCGTAGCAGAGCAAGTGGGAGAAACCAAAGAGGAGATCGAATGGCAGCGCACAACACGATTCAGTTTGGGGACGGCGCGTGGAAACACGGCTTCACGATGGTCCCGAACACCGTTCTCGAAGCGGAGCATCTCACTGGCGGTGCAAAGCTGACCTTCGCGATGCTGATGAAGTTCGGGCGGGCTGAGGGCCGTGCGTTCCCTGGGCAGAAGAAGCTGGCGAAGGCCGTTGACTGCACCGAGAAGACGTTGCGTGTCTACATCGACGAACTGAAGTCTTGCGGTCTGGTTGAGGTTCGTCGCAGAGGCCAGGGATTGACGAATCTCTACGTCCTCCATCCTGAACGGGAGCTATTACCGCCCGGATCGGTAGCCAGTACCGAACCAGAAGTGGCGTCAGCTACCGGGAAAGAAGAAGCAGGTGAAGAAGAAGCAGTAGAAGAAGACGGCGCTCTCGCGCCCGAGCGAGCGGCTGAGGGGGAACCAGAGGACGCTGCTCAGCGCCTCTACGACACCTACCTGCGGCTCGTCAAGGACAAGGACTCCGAGCCGGTGCCGCCCTCGATGCGCCGGGTCGCGGACAAGGCGCTGCGCGAGTTTCCTGATCCCGCCGCGCTGGAGCGCGCGGTCGTCGGATTCCTGAACTGGCGAAAGAAGAAGCAGGGCGACATGAGGTTCTCGTCGATCTTCGCGTCGCATCCGGGTGGGCGCCCACTTCACGACCACATCGACTTCTGGATCAGCCAGGCCGGGGAAACGTCACCGCTCGACGGTCTTCCGTCCGCGACGCACGCCAAGATTCATCGAGCGGTTCGTGACGTGCAACAAGCGTTCGGGAGTCAAGACCCGGACCTACTGGCAACTGGAGAGCAGGCGTTGGAATATCTGAAGTCGAAGGGCATCCCACCGGCCTATCGCTCTGACGGTTCGCCGTACTTCCCGGCGCTCGGAGCGAAGCCATGAGGATTGCCCGCGTCTTCAGCGACGGGGTATCCACTTTGCTGACCCGGAGAGGTTCCTGATGCACCGCACGATGTGCCAGACGGACGCCGATCGCGACTGCCGCCTCGGCGGCCAGGGCGCATGCCGTCGCTGCCCCTACCGCCAGGGCGGCCCGCTACACAAGACCCAGGCGGAGAAGCACGAGGGTCTCATCGCGAGCTGGTATCACGCGGTCTGCATCGGCCACTCGGCGATCTGGGAGGTTCCGTGGAGGTGCGTGGGCGGCGAGCTGCAGCCTACGGTTCGCGCCCAGGTCGAGCGCCGTTACCGCCGCGCCGCCCGCACACTCACCGACACGCAGAAGCACACGATCGAGCGGATGCGCGACCAGGCGCCAATGGACATCGCCGCCGCCGCCGGGTGCACCGTCGACGAGGTCTGGCTCTGGCTGCTGCCGCGCCGCCCCAAGCGCCACGTTCCGTTCTACACCCGATCGCTCGAACTCGTCGCGTGACAACGCAATCGGGCCATCTAAGTGGATACCCCATCTTCAGCGTTCACCGACGCGACGGCTGCACGACGATCTGGCTGAGCATCGGCGGGCACAAGCCGCTGGCTCACCTGCCCCGCTGGCGCCGATGCCTTCTTCACCTGCCCTCGATCCGTTGGCGCCTCTGGCCGCGTCCGTGGTCACCCCGAGACGCCTGGGGACCGCGCTGCCGGGCCTACCACGGGCAGCAGTTGATCCTCGCGGAGATGAAGCGAGAGCACTACGGGGGCAGCGAATGATCGAGCCACCCCGCAGCCAGCAGGCGGAGCACGCCGTCCTCGGACGCATCATGGCGAAGGGAGAGCGCGTCGCTGGTGAGGTCGTCGGGAGTCTCCAGCCGGAAGACTTCTACGACGCGGCGAACCGCGCGATCTTCACGCGGATCGTCGAGAACTACTACGCCGATGACCCGCTCGATCCGATCACGGTCGGGCAGTCGATCGCGAAGCTGCTGCACGGCATCTGGGGCGTGGACGAGAACGAGGCCATCGCTCGCGTCCGGCGCATCGCGAACAGCATCCCGTCGAGCGGCAACGTACGCGACCACGCCGCCATCGTTCGCGGCGAGTCGAACAAGCGGCGGTTGCTGGACGTTGCGGCCAGCATCGAGGGCGCGCTCAAAGAGGTCGATGCGAACCCCGAGCAGATCGCGTCGCTTGCCTCCGAGCAGGCGATGCGGATCGCCACCGACACGCTGCTGACGCAAGAGATCATCGCCTTCGGTGATCTCGGGCGCCGGTACTTCAAGCAGGCGCAGGTGGAGAGGGCAGCCGTCGCCGCTGGCGTTGAACTCGGCGCACGCTTCGGCTTCAGGTTCATCGACCGCTACACGAAGGGACTGCGCCCGACCGAGCTTCTGTTCTGCGGCGGCGAGCCTGGCGCCGGAAAGTCGGCGGTCTGGTGGCGAGCCGCGATCAACTTCGCCGAGAAGCAGGGCAAGCGCCCACCGGACCAGAAGAAGATCGGAACTCTAGTTCTGAGTTTGGAGATGGGCGAGGAGCCGAGCAACATGCGGCTCGCGCAGACGCTCACCGGGATCAGTGGCACGTTGCTTCGTGACGCAAAGATGACCGATCACGACATGCAACGCATCGCGAACGAGTGGGGACGGCGCCGGAACCTCCCGCTCTGGTTCAACTTCACGAGTACGCTGCGCGAGTCGCAGCTACGCGCCCTCGTTGTCGAGGCCGTGCGCCGTCACAACATCGGCGTCGTCGTCATTGACCACTTCAAGCACCTGCACACCGACATGCGGTTCCGTAACCCCGTGGACGCCGAGGAGCAGAAGGCGGCGTTCCTGAAGACCGCCATCGCCGAAGACCTGAACGTGGCCGTCATTTGCCTCGCTCACACGACGAAGGGTGTGGGCGATAGTCCTGACCGGCGTCCGCAGTTGACACACCTGCGGGGTAGCTACCAGCTTGCGGCCATCGCCGACTTCGTGAGCTTCGTCTACCGGCCGATCATGCACGCGACTTCGGAGGAAGTGAGCAGGCAGGAGGTCAACGAGCAGGACGCCGAGATGATCTTCCGCAAGAACCGCCACGGCATCCTCGGCGAGACACCGTTCGACTTCGACGGCGAGACGATGGCGATTCGTGGATAAGCGGGGGAGACAGGAGAGAGTGCCGGTGCCAGTGCAGACGCCACCCAATCCGCAGGACAACGCCTGCAACCTGGTGCGCGGAGCAGGCGGTCTACCGCTTCGAGATCAAGCGAGGCGCGAAGCGTCTCGGAACTCAGATGTACGTGTTCGCCTGCGGGCGACATAGAGAACAGGGTCGGCAAGCGACGGCATACAAGCCGCGCGAGCGCCCGATATGACCAGAGGAGGTCACATGGAAGCCAGTGAACAAGATGCACTTGCCGAGACGCCCGCAGGGGACGATCCCTTCGAGGGTGTGCCAGCAGACGGCGGTGAGCCGGACCCCGATCTCGTCGCACCCGGCGAGCTAGGCGGAGAGAACCCGTCCGAAGGCGACCCGCTCGCTGAGGAGCAGGAGGAACTGCCCGATGCGGGTGATCCCCTGGCCGAGCCTGCGCCGGGTGAGCATCTCGAAGACCCCGAGGCGACCGAAGGGGAGCCGGAGGCCGAGGCGCCCGAGCCGGAGCCTGCTCCGGAACCCGAGCCGGAGGCCGAAGCGAAGCCCGACCCCGAGCCGGAGTCGAAGCCGGAGAAGTCGAAGAACTCCGGACGGAAGTCGGGGGGCAAGAAGAAGCCCGCCGCGAAGAAGGGCGAGCGCGAGTACGTGGTCGTGCAGTGCGACAAGGACGACAGCCCGACCGGCATCGCCGGGGAGGTCACTGCCCGCGATGACAAGACCGCGCGCCGGACGGTGTTCGATGGCATGGAGGACAAGGAAGCACGCCTCGTCGCCGTGCCCGCGAGGTATTGGAAAGTCCGGACCCTGAAGGCGACGACTCGCGAGGTCCGCGAAATCGAGGAGGAGTAGGGCGGCGATGGCCGTCGCGGTTACATGTGAGTGTGGTGTCTGCCAGAAGTGCAGGCATCGCGCCTACATGCGTGAGTACCGGCGCCAGCACGCCGCTCGGTTGCGATCCCGTGACCGAGCGGCTTTGCGTCGGTGGCGCGAGCGAAATCCCGATCGGGTCGAAGCGGTGCGGAAAACCCCAAACGCTCTTGCGAGGTACCGAGAAGCAGCCGCACGGCATCGTGCAAACCACCCCGATCGCGTCAAGGCCCGGTTGGCGGTCAAGTCTGCACTGGAGTCAGGCAAGCTCCAGCGCGGACCATGTGAGCGAGAAGGTGACGACTGCCGGGGCGACGTGCAGGCGCATCACGACGACTACGCAAAACCCCTGGACGTGCGATGGCTCTGTTTGGGGCACCACTCCGAGGAACATCATGGCTGAAGGCGAGCAGAAGGATCGTCCGGCGCTCCCACGCCGGAAGCTCCGCGTCACGAACTACGAGCAGATCGGGAAGACGCAGAAGGACGCGCCCATATACAAGGTCTTCGCGGTCAAGGAAGACGGGTCGCCCGTTGAGGACGAGCTACGCGCCTTTCAGGAGCTTCCGGTGGGGGAGGTCATCGAGTACGCACTGAAGCGATACGACCATCCGCAATACGGAGTGAGCTTCACGCTCTATCCGCCGAAGGAAAAGCTCGGCACCCGAGTCACCAAGCTGGAGCAGAAGATCGAAGAACTGGAGTCGCGGCTTGCGGCCCTGGAATCCGGCTCCGGCGCTCCGGCTCCGGGTGCGCCCGACGACGACATCCCATTTTAGGAAGCGCCATGCTGAAGCTCGCCCCACAACTGGAGTTGCCCGATGAGGCGGCGCTGCAACGCTTCGCCATCCTGGCGATGACGGGTGCCGGGAAGTCGAATACCGCTGCGGTCATGGCCGAGGAGATGTACGACGCTGGCATCCCGTGGGTCGCGATCGACCCGAAGGGCGATTGGTGGGGGATGCGATCGTCTCGGTCGGGCAAGGGCGACGGCCTGAAGGTGCCGGTCCTCGGCGGGTTGCAGGGCGATGTACCACTGGAGCCGACCGCAGGCAAGCTCATGGGTGAGACGGTCGCCGCCGAGAGGCTGACGTGCATCCTTGACGTGTCCGAGTTCGACTCGAAGGCCGAGCAGCTTCGTTTCCTAACTGACTTCGCTCAGACCCTCCTGAAGAAGAACCGCGACCCGCTGATGGTGTTCGCCGAGGAGGCTGACGAGTACCTGCCGCAGCGAGTCATGAAGACCGAGGCGCAGTGTGTCGGCGCTTGGTCACGGCTCATCAAGCGAGGCCGGTTCCGTGGCGTCTTCTGCACGCTCATCACGCAGCGGTCGGCGGCGCTGAACAAGGACGCCCTCAACCAGATCGACACGCTGATCCCGATGCGGACCACGGCCCCTCGTGATCGCAAAGCGGTTGAGGAGTGGGTCGTCCACCACGACATCGGACGGGAGTTGCTCGATTCGCTCACTGAACTGGAGGATGGCGAGGCGTGGGTCTGGTCGCCGCAGAAATTGAAGTTGATGGAGCGCATCAAGCTCCGCCGCCGCCGGACGTTCGATAGCGGCGAGACGCCGACGCTCGGCACCGAGCGTGTCTCGGCGAAACTCGCCAACGTCGATCTCTCCGCTCTCACCGAACGGATGGCCGAGACGATTGAGGAGCAGAAGCGCAACGACCCGACCGAGCTACGGAAGCAGATCGCGCAGATGAAGCGCGAGCGCGATGGACGCGATCGAGGGGCGGAGGCGGTCCTGGCGAAGTACGGCGAGGAGGGCGAGGGGCTGGTACAGATCATCGAGCGACTGGCGTCGCAACCTAGCGAGCCGAAGATCGTGGAGGTCGCCGTCTTCCCCGAGCCGCTGAAGAAGGCGATCAGAGAGATGCTGCAAGGACTGGCGATGGGTGCGCTCGACAACGCGACCGAGTTCTCTAAGTCGGTGCAGCACCATCTCGACAACCTCGACGCCAACTTCGAGCTTGCGATCGAGATTCAGGAGGAGCCGCCCCTGCCCAGAGAAGCGCCCAAATCGGCAGATACAAGAGAACTTGGACGCCGCGCCGAGCCGCGTACAAGCAAACTTGGATCGGAGCCGCCGCGTCCAAGTGAACCCCCGCCTGACTTGGATGGGCTGAAGAAGGGCGAGGCGAAGATGCTGATGACGCTGGCGCAGCATCACCCGCTGAAGCTGACGCGCGTGCAGCTAGGCACCCTGGCTGGCTTCACCGCCCGAGGCGGCACGTTCCGCAACTACTTCGGCACGCTGAAGCGCGGCGGGCTGCTGCTGGAGGAGGGCAAGGACGTGACGATCACCGAAGCGGGCTTCAACTTCCTCGGATCGGACGTGCCACCCCCACCGGAGACACCAGAAGAACGAACGGCAGTTTGGCGTTCCGTCCTGAAGGCGGGCGAGCGCCAGATGCTCGACGTACTGATCGAACTTCAGGGCGGGTGGATCAGCCGAGAAGACCTGGGCGAGCGGACAGGCTTCACCGCATCGGGCGGCACCTTCCGCAACTACCTGGGGACGCTGACCCGGAACGGGCTGGCGGAAAAGAACGGCAGCGACGTAAGGGCAGCCGATGTGCTGTTCATCGGAGACTGAAGATGGATAAGGGAAAGGCACGTGAGTTGCTGGTTGGCGCCCGCAACGCGCTCGACCATGCAGCGAAGAAGATCGTCGATGACTACGACTCCCACGAGGAGGCCCGTGCTCTGGCCGCTGAGGATGCGCGTGGGAAGATCGTCAAAGAGTTCGTCGAGGTCGTCTGGACTTCCTACGAGCGCTGCCTCGCTGCGTTCGAGCAGTGGGAGATCACCGAGTCCCGCCCGCTGAACGAGGACGAGTTGTTCATGTATGCGCTTCGCGATTTCCTCCGCGACATCGAGGGCTTCGGGAGGAGCGTCAGTGGCTCGTAAGGTCCGGATTGCAGTTGACGGCTCCGTGCTCGTCAACCCGGACGGGCCGGGCGGATGGGCGGTCGTGTTCGATGACGGGCGGACCCTGGCGGGCAGCGATCCGAGCACGACGAACAACCGCATGGAGATGCGCGCCGTGATCGAGGGGCTGCGCGCGATCGAGGGACCGAGCGAGATCATCGTCGAGTGCGACTCGCGGTACGTCTGCCGAGGCGTGAGCACCTGGGTTGAGGGCTGGCGCAAGCGGGGCTGGCGCAACGCGCAGGGCAAGCGGGTCAAGAACCGCGAGGTCTGGGAGGAGTTGATGGCCGAGGTCGAGCGCCACGTCTCCGTGGAAATGGTCTGGATCAGGGGGCATGACGGCCACCCGGCGAACGAGGAGGCGGATCGCCTCGCTGGTGAGGCCGCGCGCTCCGCTGCGCCTGACACGCTGGCAATCGGAGCCATCCCCGCATTCATCCCCGAGGCCATCGCTCGCGAGTTCCACGAGGCGTACGAACGTCTGGCGCCGGACCACGGATACGAGACGCGAGTGGAGTCGGCTGTCCCGTGGGAGGACGTGCCCGAGGACGACCGTGGGCTGATGTGCGCGGTCGTCGAGGAGCTACTCGAACGAGGGGTGATCGTCCGTGGCAGCTAAGCCCAAACCAAAGTTGACCACTGACGAGTTGCTGGAGAAGCTCCAGAAGCACGTCTGCAAGGACGGGCAGAACGGTCATGGCTTCGCGTTTCTGACGAACGTCCGCAACGGCACTGGCTTCCAGCGCCGCGAGCGGTACGCGGATGCGATCGCGATGGAGTTGACACCGAGCCGCGGGCTGAAGATCAACGGCTTCGAGTTGAAGGTGTCGCGTAACGACTGGCTGAAGGAACTGAAGAACCCGACGAAGGCGGACTGGTTCTTCACTCACTGCGACCGCTGGTTCCTCGTCGTCGCCGACAAAGACATCGTGCAGGAGGGCGAGCTTCCCGAGGAGTGGGGGCTGATCGCACCGAAGGGCACCGGCCTGGGCATCATCAAGGCGGCGCCGATCAACAACGCCGCGGAGGCGGTCGATCGGCTCTGGCTGGCAAGTCTCCTGCGCTCGGCGATCTATGCGTCGGCGAAGCCAAAGGAACTGCGCAAGAAGTATGAGGAGGGCTACGAGGCGGGAAAGGCTGAAGGCGAGCGGCGGGTCCAGAGCGACAAGACCGAACTGGAGATGGCGCAGTCGGCGATCAAGAACTTCGAGCGGGAGTCGGGAGTCAGCATCACCGCCTGGTACAAGGGCGGCAAGCCCGAGGAGGTCGGCGCCGCCCTGAAGGTCGTGTTGAAGGGAGAGCGGGACGCGAGTCGCATCCTCGGCAGGCTCGCCCGGATCGGCGGAGACATCGAGGCGCTGCTCGACGAGTACGGGATCGACAAGGAGAGTCCGCCAGATGTCTTCTGAGAGGCCGCTCGTCGTTGTGCCCACGTACGTTCGCGAGCCGGATGACGTAGACACGACCGTTGCTGCGGTGAAGTCCGTTCGCGACACCGATCACGGAAACGTGGACATCCTGCTCGTTGATGACGGCTCGCCTGAGGCCGATCTCGTGGACAGGTTGGCCGAGAACGTCAGCGAGTTTCGTGCGGAGATATTCCGCAAGGACGAGAACACGGGGTTCTCCCGAACCGTCAACGTGGGGTTGCGTCGAGCGTTGCAGGAGGGCCGTGACGCGATCCTCATGAACGCAGACGTGGAGATTATGACGCCGGGCTGGCTCGGGCGGTTTCAGAACACCGAGGACGGCAAGGGGCGCCCTGCCGCAGTTGTCGGGGCGTTGCTCCTATACCCGAACGGGCTGATACAGCATGGTGGCGTGTACTTCTCGCTGCTCACACGGTCGTTCGATCACATGTGGAAGTACTCGCCGATGGACTTGCCCGATGCGCATGTTCGCCGTAACTGCCCGGTGACCGCTGCGTTCCAGTTTATCCGCCACGAAACCCTAACTGTCATTGGGCCTTACGACGAGGAGTTCTACATGGCCTGGGAGGACGTGGACTTCTGCCTCCGCGTGTTCCAGTCCGGATTGCAGTGCGTCTACAACCCGGACGTGCGAGCGTGGCACCACGAGATGCTGTTCCGGGGACGGCCGTCGCCGAAGATTCAGGAGTGGCAAGCGAAGTCGTGGATGCGGCTCGCGGAGAAGTGGAAGCACACGAGCTTCAACGACTTGGTGCCCTTCACGTGAGCCTCTGGACGACATTCGCGATTGGCGAGCTAGAGCCGCTGACCGAGAAGCGGCTGACGCAGCCAGAGATCGAGCAACGCATTCGCACCTGGCAGGGGCGGCTCGGCCTCCAGATGTACCGCATCTTCATCGACTGGTCGAGCCACCCCGACGAGGACATCATCGCCGAGGTCAATGCGCAGGACTCCCCCTACGACCGTTGCGGGATTCGCTTCTGCAAAGACGTGACCGAGTGGCCCGGCATCGCCTGGGGCGAATCGGCACAGCATACGGCTGACGAGATCATCGTCCACGAGCTTCTTCACGTGCACATGTCGATCGTCGATCGGACGGTCGTCGGGATTCCCGACGAGTTCCTGCACCGTGACGCTGCCCACTTGATACAAGAGAACTACGCGGATGCCAGGGAACGATTCATCGACAGACTGGCGGTGGCCTTCGTCGCTGCCTTCGAGGAGGAACCAAGGTGACGGAACTGCAAAGCTGGTGGGAGTACGACCAACTGGAGTCAGGAGAACCCTACGATTGGTCCCCTGCGTCACGTGGCGAGAAGCCGTGGGACCAGGAGGACTTTCATCTTGACCTCGGCTGCGGTCGGGTGAAGAAGGCGCGCATCGGCGTCGATCACAAGTACTCGCCCGGCGTCGATCTGCTGATCGATTTCGAGGAGTGCGGACCGCCCGCAGACATGCCGACCGAGGGCGCGGGGTATGCGATCGCCGAGCAGACGTACCAGACGTACGAGGCCGAGGCGAGGAGGCGTGACGAGCGTGATGGCTTGGAGCCAGGCACTCATCTTCCGTTCGGCTTCCTCCCGTTCCCCGACGACAGCATCGAGTCGGTGATCTCCCACCACGCGCTCGAACATGTCGGCGACGGGTTCATGCAGGTCATGGACGAAGTGCATCGCATCCTGAAGCCGGGCGGTCTGTTTCGGATCATCGTCCCCGCCTTCCCGAGTGCGGCGGCGGTTGCCGACCCGACGCACAAGCGGTACTTCCTGGCCGGATCGTGGGTCACGTGGACCGGCCACCCTGAGGGGCCGAAGTACACGGACGGCTTCGCCGAGCCGTACACGTCCGCGACCTTCATCCTCGAAGATCAGGACATGTCCCCGTACCCGATGATCGATGGCACGCCGTTCGTAGACATCCCGAAGCTCTGGGGTCCGGAGGGCAGCCGGGAGTTCCGCATCGCCTACAGGAAGCACGAGTGATGAACCCGGTAGAGCGCAGCGATCACGATGTCGTCTACAAGGGCGAGCATGAGGGGCCGGATGGTGTCCTCTACAACGAGGGCGTCGGCGACTTGTCGTGTCGCCGTGTGCAGACCGAGAGCGGGACGGCGATCGTCGCTCACTTCCGGCCTTCGCTGGAGGAGCTTCAGATACTCACGAGGGGCGGGCACGTCGAGTTGGCGATCTTCACCGAGCCGATCCCGCCGATTAGTATCGTCGCGGTCCCGCAACCAGAGGAGTCGGATGCCTGAGATCGCCCTGCGCGCAAGGGACGGAACGGTAGCCGCTGCGGCGGAGGCCAGAAAGAGAGTAATGACCCATGTCTGAGCGATTCGCGTCCTGTTGCTTGTTGTCCTTCAACCGCGCGCAGTTCGTCGAGGAAGCGATCCTCACCCTCTCGGCGAACGCTGGCTTCCCACTGGAGTTGATCGTTCATGACGATGGCTCCACCGACCCGGAGGTTCGCGATGTGCTCAGGCGCTTCGTGGACAGCGGAGCGATCAGCACCCTGATCGAGAATCCGCCCGATCACAACCAGGGCGTCGGGAATGCGACGCGGCGGATGTTCGACATCGCGCAGGGCGACCCGATCATCAAGATCGACCAAGACCTGATCTTCATGCCGGGGTGGCTACGTCATGTGGTCGATGTGCTCCAGCGCAATCAGGTTGCCCGAGACATCGACGCGGAGGAGCCTGCGATCGGTGCGCTCGGGTTGTTCAAGTACCATGCTGCTCCGGTGCACCACGCCGAGATGTTCAAGCGGTCGTGGTCGTACTGGCACGAGGTTCAGGACTTCGTGGGCAGCGCCCTCGTCGTGCCGCGCGTCTTCTACGAGGAGCACGGTCCGTTCGCGACACATTCGGACGCGTTCGCCGAGGACGTGGAGTTCAAGACCAAGCTCCAAGACGCCGGACTGGCGTTGGGACTCACGGTGGATGACTACGTGGTGAACCAGGGCTTCGGCCTCGGTCCATCGACGGTCGCCATTGATGACGGGCAGGGGCGACCGACATCGGCGACGATCAAGCACGGCCCGAAGATTCCGGAGGCGACTCGTGGCTGAGATAACGATCGTCGTTGACGATGAGCAGCAACTAGATCGAAATGTCTGGACGGCGCTCGTCCGCTTCCGAGCGGGCAACGCTTGCGAGGATTGCGGGCGGACAGGTTGCCGTCTTCATGCACACCATAAGAATGAGAACGACGCGGACAATCGGCTGGCAAATGGCGAGTCACTCTGCGTGCGGTGTCACGGCGATCGTCACCCGGAATGGCGGCGTAACCGATGGGAGAACGCTACGACCGAGGAGAAGTTGAGGACGGGTCGCGTACTGACTGACGCACGGGCAAAGCGCCCCCCGGTGCTGAAGTGCGACTGCGGGGACTGCAAGATATGCCGAGGGAGACTGGCGACACGTAGACACCGAGCGCGGCAGAAGGCGAGGGAAACAGCGTGACCGATCACTTCCAAGTCGCAGCGGTCATCCCTGTCGGTCCGGGGCGGATTCAGAACCTCCTCGCGGTGATGGAGACGATCGAGAAGCAGACGGTGCAATACAAGCTGGTCGTGTTGGTCTGCGATGGGCCGCAGGCTGCCCTGAAGCTCGAAGGCGCTTTCAAGGTAGCGACGGCAGTTCTGGAAACGCCGAAGCACGAGCCGGGCATGGAGCAACCTCGCAACATTGGGACCAGGCTGGTCACCGACCTAGCCGACCGAGACGAGAGGTTCGCGGGGATCAGCCACGTGCACTTCATCGACTCGGATGTGATCCTTCGTCCGCGCGCGCTGGAGTACTACAAAGCTGCGTTTTACGGGGCGGAAACCTGGCGGTGTCCATGCGGCACGCCTCACTCGATTGGCGAGGCGAGAGAGCGGGATCGGACGACGCTGGCGTGTGCCTGCGGAAGCGAGTGGCACCGCGAGTGGCACCCCGTTCACTCGATCTTTGTCGGCCCGTATGACTGGCTGCCACCCGGCATCAGAGAGCCGGTGCCCGAGCTTCGCAACGATCCGGATGGCGTGCCTCCGCCCGGTCGGTGGGATCGGTTCGACAACAACGAGCCGGATACGCCGGTCGTCAACGACATCTTCGCTGGCCTGGCCTGCTTCAGCGGCAACCTCGTCTGGCCCATCGACGAGTTCAAGCGAGTCGGCGGCTTCTGGAACGAGCTACATCACGGGCGCTGCGAGGACGGTGAGCTTGGCGTCAGAGCCGTCTCGATGGGCGTCCCGATCACGTTCGTTCGTGAGGCCCGTGGATGGCACTTGCACCATGAACGGAACATGGAGTGGGTCATCAGCGCGAACAACCGGGACGTGCCGATGCTTGATGCACGCCACCCGGACTTGCACGGATGCTGCACCTGCGGGCACGAGAAGAAGAAGCACGCCGAGGGCGAGAGAGATGAGCGCCACCAATGCGAGCAGTGCGAGTGCGAGAAGTACACGCCACGGTTCTTCATGGTGGATGAGGACGGCACACGGTTCAACTACCGTTGCGAGATATGCGGGGAGGAGATGAACGCGGCGCTGTCGTGGGGACACCGCGCGCAGCACGCAAAGACAGAGGAGAGCAAGGAAAGGCCAGGGATATGAACATCTGGCGGGAGTTGAACCTTCGGAATATGCCGATCCCTCGCCCGATCTGGATTTTCGAGGGCACGGAGGTTCAGGTGGGGGTGCAGGTGTCGGACGGAAACTCGGACTCCGTGGCGGCGCTCAGCGTCGAGTTCGATCTGGGCCACCGGAAGGCGGCGTACCTCAACAGGTTCCTCCTCTGGGCCGGAGCGATGATCTGCCGAATCATCGGGCACGACTACGAGGCTGTCAGCTACGCG